AGGCGAAAGCCAGAACCTTGCTTTGCACGTCATCGCCCAGACGAATTTGTCTTTAACTGTGTAGATGACGCAGCCTTGCTTCATAGCGAAATGAAGTATGTCCATGACCATGTATAGGTCACGTCCGAGGCGGCTAATTTCAGAGCATATCAAAATATCATCTTTAACCAGCTTGCTGAGGAGTGGGCCGAGCTTGCGCTTGTCAGGGTCTTTGCCTCCGCTCACGCCCTCATCCGTAATGTATTTTTCAATCGCCCAGCCTCTGTCTTGTGCAAATTGATCAACTCCCTGCTTCTGTGAGTTAACGTCTTGCTCATCTGAGCTGACTCTTAAATATCCGTAAATCATAACTTTCAAGTGTTTTTTATTAATTAACTTGATGGATGCCTTTCCATTGTGGAAGGTTGATTGTTATTTGTTTCATTTCTGAATGGTTGATATTGTTAAACTGAAATTCAGTGTTGCCAGCTTGAAAAGGTCCGCAATGGCCTTCATATACTCCTGTCGTATTTCACGTTGAACACCTCGATGCTCTCGATGATGTCCTCGTGGTCGTGGTTCGTCCTTGTCGTCGTCAGCCTGAGTCCGTCGAAGCTCTCGCCCTTCAGGCGCAGCAGCGCCCTCTGGATCCTGGCCGACCAGTCCAGCTGAGCCAGCACGTCGTCCCTGTTGACAGCCCCGGTCACCGCCGAGCCCTCGAACCTTTCGACCACGTGCAGGATCACCGTGCCCTCGCCTCTGAAAGTGGATCCTCCGGAGAGCTCCCTCCATGTGATGTCCCCGAATTCCACGAACAGGGCCGGGGTGGGGAACGGAGCGTCCTCGTCCAGGAACTCCACCTGCCTGTTCCATAGGTCGAAATGCTTGAACCCTAGCCCCTCCAGGGACCTGGTCAATGCCTCGTACAATTCTTTCCTCATCTCGTCTCGTCATTAAATTTGTTTGCCTGTTCTTGCCCATGCTCATTGAGGAACTCCTCCAGGTTGCGCCTGATGGTCTCCTCGCATATCCTCCTCACCTCCGGCGACTCGCCGAGGAACCGTCTCCTCGGTATCTTGATGGCGGAGCCCGCCTTCATCAGGGCCATGTGCTTCCAGACCTCCGCGTCGGCGCTCAGCGATGCGTTCTTCTTCGTCCTCCTCAGGCCTCCGTCCTTCTTATGCGCCATCCTGCCGGCGGCCTCGTAGTACCTGTGCCAGAAGTAAGACTTCATCCTCTGCGTGACCTTGATCTCGCCCCCGTCGTTGTGGATGGCCGCATACGGGAGGTCGGACATGAACGTGATGCTCCTGGAGTCCGACTTAGTCCTTATGCTGCGCCTGAGGTTGCCGGTGCCCATGAGGATTCCGCCCTTGCTCAGCGCCGTCTTGTGCCTCTGCCAGGCCTCGCTGAAGAAGCCCTGGCGCTGGAAGTTCATGTCGAACTCCTGCGTCAGCTCGACCCTGATGTCGCCCAGGATCTTCGCTATCGCCTTATCCGTCGAGTCTGCCATCTTCGGTGTCCTGATTGATGAGGTCGGGGGAGGAAGCAGGGACGGGAGCGGCGAGGATGTTGTAGAACGTCCTCTCGGAGATGCCGAAGGAAGGGTAGATGTACCTCCTCCAGATCTCCCTGTTCGAGAGCCCTTCCCCGACGTGCTGCCCGTAGATGACGTTGACGTCGGCGACCCGCTTCCTGTAGCTTATTCCTCTCCTTCTCCTCATGTTCGCTTATCGTATGGTCATTGTTCGTTCTCCCCGGAGACCCTGAACATTCCGTCCAGGGCGTTCTGCATCGGGGCCCTCAGCTCCGGCCTCCTGCGCAGCAGCTCCTCGAAGAGAGGCTGCATCGTCTGCGCGCTGCCGTCAAGGGCGATGTAGCGCCCGTCACCGTCGGCCACGACGGACGTGGCCGTCATCACCCTCGTTTCCGGAGGCAGGAACTCGTTCTGGCGATGCAGGTCCAGGAGGCGCTTCGCCGCAGCCTGAAGATCCGCCTCGTACTGGGCCCTCCAGCTGTCGTTCAACATGCTACTTCTTTTCATCATCCGCCCCCTCCTCCGGGCTGTCATTGCTCATGGCCGCAAGGGATAGGGGCAACGATTGCTGCCTGCCCTTGGAGTCCTTGTACTTCACCGAGATGAACTGGCACGTCTCCACTGGACGGTAGCTGTCCCTGATGATCTTCACGCCCTCGCTGAAGACCGGGTCATTGAACTTCGCGGCGTACTGCTCCAGCTGGAGCATCGCCTGCGCCTTGAGGTTGCCCTTGCGGTCTTTGGATAGGAGCCTCATGACTATGTCATAGAGCTTCGCGCTGTCTTCGTCCTTCGCCAGGCTCCCCAGGAACTCCTTGACCTTCTCGATCCCGGCATCCACCGTGTCGTCCCAGCCCTCGTTGGTGCGGCTGCCGACCGTGATGGACACGCCATCCTTCGAGGTGAAGGTGTTGGAGTGCCTGTCCACCTTGACATCGTACAGGGCTTCCTTCATTTTAATCAGGGTCTCGGCATCCGCGAAGGTTCGGTCCTTCGCCGCCTTCATGTCAGCGCTCAGGCCGGATAACCGGCTGAAAGCCGTCGAGCAGAACTGCTCTATCATAGACCTATAGGTCTCGATGTCCTCCTCGCGCCTCCTGCGCTCGGAGTCACGCCTCGCGTCAAGCTGCGCCTGCAGCTCGGCGATCTCTTTCTCGCTTAATTTACTTATGTCCATTGTCATTATGTTTAATTGTTTTGGGTTCTATATTTTTCGTCGTCAATCCTCATTAATATTGCGTGATGCCCCTGCTCTTTCATCCTCCTCTCCAGCGCCCTGTCCTCCAGGGCATCGACCCAGAGCCCCACGAGCGGCAGGCGCCGCAGGAATCTCCTCAGTCTCCTGTTCATGACGGCCTCCCGCTCTTCGCCGGACACATCCTGGCATAGGACATCGCCGCGCTCACCATGGCGTCGACGGCCTTCTCCCGCCCGCCCTCGGCCTTCTTCAGCCCGCCCTTGCGGATGATCGCCTCAAGCTTCGCGGTGAGCTCCCGGAGCTCCTTCACGTTAAGCTTTCCGAACTCCTTGCCGGCTATCTTAGGGGACAGGCAGAAGGCATTGATCCCGTCCCAGTTGTCTATTGTGCTGATCCCCAGCCGGCCTATGCGCAGCAGGGCGCTGCTCCTGGCCTTCCTCAGCTCCCTGCGCTCCCTGTCGTCGGCCTCCTGCCCGAGGGCCTCGCACAGCTCCCTGTACTCGCAGTCCTTCATCTCATGAAGGTGAGTGGTCCGGCCGTCAGTGAACTGGAGCACGAGGCTGTCCTTGTCGGCCTCCGGCATCAGCCTGATCAGTGAGTAGAACCACCCGTAATTTCTTCTTTTCATGTTCCTAGCTTTTTTCTATTGGTTGTCGTTCTCGTCGTCTTGCGGCCTGCCCATGTCCTCTCCCCAGTAGTCCCTTGCGCCCTTCTCCCAGATCACGGCCCTGCCGGTGGATCCGATGAAGCGCCCCTTGCTGAAGGCCGCGTAGCCCTCCACCCAGATCTTGAGAGCGGAGTCGTACATGATGCTCCTGGCTGACCTGCCCTCCGGCTGCCTGCCGTCGGCGTGCGACACCAGGATGAAGAGCTTGTTCGGCCAGTTGTTCTTGATGAACACGTACTGCCTGTAAGTGAGCCTCAGGTACTGGATCGAGTCGATCACGAAGAAGTCTTCCGACCTTCGCCTGGCGAGCCTGTCCGTGAGCTCCGCCATCGAGCAGGACTCCGCCACCTTGAAGAGGCTCCCGCACTCCTCCATGCCGAAGCGCCTCAGGGTGTCCTGCATCGAGACCGAGAAGCCCTCCTCCAGGGAGAGGTAGATTCCCCTCAGCCCCTTGGCGCACAGCTCCCTGCAAAGGCTCATCACCGCCGAGGTCTTGCCGTTTCCCGAGTTGCCCCAGACGAACACCACGCAGCGCCTGTCCATGGCCCCGACGCAGTCCTTCCAGACGCCTCCCAGGTCTATCGTCTCCCGCCTGAGCGAGATGATCTGCTTCGCCGACATCGCCCTTGCCATACGCTAACTGCGTTTGGATGCCGTTTGAGCGGCGTTCGAACGGATTTCAGCCTTGCGGAGCTCCTTGTGCACCGCCTTCCTCACCCTCCTGAGGTCGAAGCCGTACCTGGAGACGTCGCTGACGACGCTGGCCACGGCGTTCTTGTCCGTCAGCCCGTTGGCCTCGCAGATCGCCCTCACCTCCTCAGCGCTGACGGGGCTCAGCGGCACGAACCTCCTCGAGATCCTCGAATCCAGCTCGTCGTAGCCCTTCTTCCCGGCGGCCACGCCACGGCGCACCCTCTGCTCCATGTACGACGTCGAGAGGAAGACCATGCCGCAGTAGCCCTCGAGGGCGTTGTAGAGGGATATGAAGTAATACAGCACGCTGTCGTTGAGCTTGTCCCCCTCGTCGAAGACGAGCAGGGGGGCGTCCAGCGTCACCAGGTGACGGATGATAGCGTGAAGGCATTCGCGGACCGTCATCCCAGTCGTCCTCACCCCGGTCGCCGAGGCCAGCTCGTGGATGAAGTCCGCCCTGTGCATGTCCTCGCTGCAGAGCAGCGTGTAGACGTTGGCGTGCCCGGCCGCATAGGCCTGGGCGGCGGTGCTCTTCCCAGAGCCGGCCGGCGCAACGACCCACGTCACCGACGACTCATCCTGTGAGTCTGAGAGGTACGTCATCATGTCGCTGAAGGCGTTCGTGCGGCAGATCGTCCAGCCGGAGTCCTTGCCCGCCTGGGAACGCACCCTCAGCCACATGTCGTCGCTGATGAGGTCCCACTTGCCGTTGAGCAGGCAGGACAGGGTCGCCGCAGACACCCCCTTGAGGGCCGCCGCCGCCCTGGACTGGCTCCTGTATCTCGACACGAAGGCCTTAAGGTCGGATGCGATGGATTTCTTTGTTTCTTCTGTAAGCATAGCTTGATGTGTTTATGTGTTTTATGTGTTAAATCCTGTCTATCGCTGCCAGCTCGTCGTATGTCATGTTGCTCAGCGCCTTTCCCGCCTGCCCCGTCGTCGACGGATAGATCTCGGACGGCTCGGGGTCTCGCGGGATCCGCCTCGCCTTGTCGGCGAGCCTCTCGAACTCCTTCTGGGAGATCCCCTTGAGGCCGGGGCTGGCGAGCCCGTTCTGTTCTGGGGCCACCCCGTGCTCCATCTCCAGGGCCTTGTTCTCGAGGTAACGTCTCACCCTGTCCTCCTTGACCTCCTCCTGCTCCCTGCGAATGAACCTGCGCTCCTCCTCCGTCTGGTCCTGAAGGGCCCTGTGTATCTCTATGTAAGTCTTAGCGAGGGTGACGAACTGGAAGCCGTAGTTCGGGTCCTTCATGAGCAGGCGCACCTCGGACATGTCCCTCGGGTCGTACTGCACGTAGAACTGCCTGCCCGTGTTGCGCGACCGCCACTCCAGGTCGGGCATCCCGTCCTCCCGCAGCACCTCGTACTGGTGCCTGACTCCTGCCACGGTGATGGTGATGCCGTAGTTCGTGAACGTCGATGGCTTAGGGGTGGTGACCCAGAAGAGGTCTCTCCTGATGGCATCCGTGAGCGCAACGCTGCGAGGGTTGACGCTCTGCAGGTACACCTCCAGCCTGCTCTTGCCGGCGTGTTTCGGGTGCTCCATCCTGTTCCACTCGTCTCGCAGCCTCGGGTAGAGATCCATGAGCTCCTGATAGGTCGGGAGCTTGTCGACGTTGGCCTCCAGGAAGTCGAGGTTCGGCTTCGAGCGGTCGGACTTGTCAGTCACGTTGCCGCCGGTGAAGTACCAGTATTTGTGGAGCACCTGCGACTGGAAGCGCCCGAAGATGCTTTCAATCGTCTTGGACGGAGCGTTGTGCGGGGCCGTAGGCCGGCTGAGCTCGGCAGCCTTGGAGAGCCATTCCCTCGCGTCAGCCCTCTTGGTGCCGCCCTGGTTGTCGTAGACCAGCTCGACAGGCTTGTGCCCGGCGAACTCTAATGCGTCCCTTACTGCCTCATGCATGCTCTCAAAGTTCTCAGTCGTAGAGATGTTGTAGCCTAGGAGAACCTCAGAAGCAGCATCTATTACCTCGTACGCCTGTAGAGTTGCCGGGACATACTTGCCGTCCCTGAAGGTCTTGTAATAGAGGTTGAGCTTGGTGCCGTCGCCGTACCAGAGCGCGTCACGGACGGTCGGAAGCAGGGTGGCGTGCTGCCTGGAATAGATCATCTTGGCGGCCTTGTCGCCAAGCTCCGCGTCCTTCCATCTCGCCTCCACCTCAGGGCGCGAGAGGAACTGGGTAAGAGCGGACATGGATTTCAGAGGCTTCCAGCCCTTGGCCGCGGCGATGCGGTTGTACGCCTCGAAGATCTGGGCTGTCGTGTAGACGGGAACTCGGCTCCTCTTGAGCGCTATGATCTGCCTGCCCTCCGCCTCGCCGATCTTCACTGCGTTGACGTTCGACAGCTTGCCGCTGACGAGGCAGCCGTAGCCCTCTGACTTGAATTGGCGCATCTTCTCCCTCAGCCGTGCCTCGTTCCTCGGCAGGGTGTGGCCGTATTCATTCCTCAGCCTCTCGCTCTCAGCCAGGATCCCGGCCCAGCGGACGGGGGTGCCGTTGCCGCACAGGTGGCGCATCGCCACCTGCGTGTTGCGGGCCTCGATCAGCCTGCCCAGCACCGATGCGTTGAGCGCGTATTCCTCGATCTTCGCCTCCTTGAGGCCGCTGCCGTCCGGCAGGCGGTATGCGGAGTAGTACTCTCTCGCAGCCTCGTCCGTGCCGAGGGCTTCCTTTTCCTTATCCATCATCTTCGCTGGGTCGCCGTACCTGGCGATGAATTTTGTCTTGAATCGCTCCGGGAGCGAGTCGTAGGCGACGAGGGCGGGGTGGTCGAGGCCCTTCCCAGGGCGGAGGACGGTGAGACGGTCACGATATACAAGCATTTTATAATTGCTGTACGTCATGACGCATTCCCCGCCTTCGCCGGAGGTGAGCTCCGCGACCGTAATCGCTATCCTGCCACCGAAAAGCTCCATCTTACGCCTCGGTAATCTTCTGCAATGCCTGGGATTCGGTCATGCCGCTGGCGAGCGACTGCGCCACTACGAGCACGTTGCCCCATGCGTTCAGCGTCACGTCCGTGAACTCGGCCACGCTCCGCCCGTCCCTGAGGATGCAGGCCTTGTTGCCGAGGGACCTCACGGCAATGCCGTTCTTGAACTCCTGGACGAAGCCCCCTTCGAAATGCCTCGTCTCGCAGTCGGGGATGAAGCTGACCTCGGTCACCCATCTTCCGCCGTGGGACAGCGCATAGTCCCTCACGCACTTGGCAGTGCCGGAATTATTGAGCCCGGAGAGAGATCTCCAGAGGGAGCTTCTGTCGATGCCGAATCTGTCAACGATGTCCCGCCTGAGGGAGGACGACACTTTAATGTAGGTTCTCATATTTTGTTTCTTTTAGTTCTCATTATTTTTCGTCATCTTTGCGATGAAACATGTTGCAAATGCAAATATAAATCTTTTTGATTTATAAACAATATTTTTCGTAAACTTTTTTGAATTATGGACAAAATCGCCGCAATTAAGAAGAAATGGTTGGAAAACCAGATAGTCCAACTTAAGAATAGCGGTATGTCTAAAGCTGAAATAGCAAGGAAATTGGAGATTAAGCCACAGCAGTTAAATAACATTGTTAGTGGCGTAAGAGGCGTATCTGATAATTTCATTGATAAATTTATAGATATATTCAAAATAAATCAAATTGATTTATTTGCTAATATTGGTGATGGTAGCGACAGGAGAGAAATTCCTCTGCCATTAATTCCTAGCGAAGCTTTTGCCGGTTATGGTGCTGTTGTCTATGGAGACCTTCCGATAGAGGATTATTATACAGTCAACGAGTTCAGGGATGCTGACTTTCTGATCCGTGTCAAAGGAGACTCTATGTCACCAAAGTTCAATGGAGGGGACATCGTTGCCTGCAAGAAGATCAAGGAGATGACCTTTTTCCAGTGGAACAGAATCTACGTGATTTACACTGAAAGCCAGGGAATACTCATTAAGCGTGTGATGCCGTCTGATGACGACTCAAGCATCACTCTAGTGTCAGATAATAAGGCCTACCAGCCTTTCAACGTGCCAAAATCAGAGATAAGCGCCATCGCCCTCGTCCTCGGAGCAATCATTCTCGAGTAACGGATATTTCATATGGACAAGGATCAGCTCACGCAGGAAAGGCTTGCACGACAGGCCATAGAAGAAGAAAGAAATGCTCGTAAAATCACCTACTTGTCTGAATTGCAGAAGAAAGTGTTGATTGATGTCAGCAAAGGGGTCTATAATAACAACGGGATAAAGCATGAAACTCCAGAGGCCTCTGCATTGGAATCGCTTGCTGTTCTTGGTTTAGTGAAGTTAGTTTGTACGAAGGACGGTGATAGTGGGAGGATTACTGAGAAAGGAATGCTCCTTCTTCATGAAAACCCTAAGCTCAGGTTTATCTCCAATGATCAAAAATGGAAAACTATGCTGGTATTGCAGATCCTGACAATCATGATTACTCTCGCTGGGGTCATAGTATCTATCGTATTAGGTTTGCGATAGCGATGATAAATCCCAAGACGGAAATGACTAATGCCACCACTGTTCCTGCCATAGCCCAGTGATACATCGTGTCTAAATCAAAGTCGTTTCTCTTCATATTTTAGTAAATGATTAATCTCTTTCAAAAATCGCCGAAGACCTCACGGCGTTCGGCGCAACACACTAAGTATTATCAACCTTGTTTTCAGAAGGTTCAAAAATTGTATGAAAAGGAAAAACCTATTCCTGCAAATATGCCTGTGCCGGCATCTCCTCCAAATGAGCTCACCCATCCGAGCCCAACAGTCGGCCCAAGTCCGAACGCCCATCTTTTTCGTTCCGGCACGAAAATGTTTTTCGTTATCGTCTGAGTCTCATTATACAGCTCAATCTGGTCAAGCGACGGAAGGTATCCAGACACAACAGCCATGTATGATGAGTCGCCATAGACCTTTTCCTCCCTTGGCAGCTGGACGAATGTCGTGTCATGCTTTTTAATCGTGTCTGTAACCGCCACTAGCATTGTATCAACAACTCTCACCTTATGAATTCTCGGCACGTCAACTCGTATGGTGTCCGTTTTGCGCTCAATCCTTATCTCTGTGCGAGTTTCGACCTCACTTCGGTCAGTCTTTCCAGTCCGAATGAAATAGCCTGCGAGGAGGCCGGCACAAAGCCCCAGAACGAAAGTCACGACGATTGACCATTCTCTCCAAGTCATATCAAAGATCCTCCCACACACATTTTCAACGCTAAATTTACGTCTAAATACCTATATTATAAAGGCTTAGCGCTTAAATATGTTGGCTTTATCTACCGTTTATCCCCCGATTTCCAGCCATTTTCGGCCAATTTTAAGCCACTTTATACCCCTTAAGCCACGTTTTAATGCCAAGAGTTGTAACCCTAAATGTAACCCTAACAGAGACATTTCGTTTTGTCATGATGATGACATTGTAACCCTAAACGTAACCCTAAACGTAACCCTAACTGGTTTTTCGACCCATTAAGACCCATTCGAGCGTACATTGGCAATCAGCCGTTCAAACGCATATTAAAGGGCCACATAAAGGCCAAACGAGCAGGCCACCAGAAGGCGAAATATCGCTCTCTGACGGCCTTGGTACCCATTTTAAGGGCTAATGTAAAAGTATTGTTCGGAAATGTCTCAGAAGCGACTTAAATAGCGTTCAAACTCAGCCCAAAATGTCGCACTTTTGTAAAGCGAATGTCACATTTCGTTTTCTCATTTCACAAGCACGAAATCCCATCTAACTCAACCAATTTCAAGACATTGCCACCTCATTCAGACTATGAACACCTGACACATTTCGTTTTGTCGCCCTTACATCAGGGAGAATAGATGGTCTGATGGGGCC